TATTCTAATTACCCTAAAGGCTCTTAATCCTTTCTGTACTTCGTTAGGTACTTGTTTCCCTGTTAATTTCCCATTCTTATCAAAATCGTTTTCTGTCATTGATCTATTTTCATATATCATAGTCACCCATTGCATTATTCCAACCTTTATTTCATAGGGGATATCTGAAGCCTCTCCATATCCTGCATTATATGTAATCGCATATCCGGAAGCTTTACGTTCTGTATTTAATGGCGTAGCATATCCTTGTTTTATTAAAACTCTTCCTGGAATACTACTCGTAACTGCATAATATTTACTGCTATCATATTCTGTTTCTTTATCATCCTCATCAATTGTAACTATAGAACTAACAGATATAAGCGGCGGCCTAGGAAGTTCAATTTCCTTACTATTCCATTCGTCAAGAAATAATTTATAAGTCCTGGTGATTAATGCTCTGCCAAGATAGGCTTCTACATTCTCAACTACTCCTGCAAGGAAATTCTCAAGAATGCTATCTTCATCATTTCCATCAATTCTAGCAAAATTCTTAATTTCATCTACTGTCACAGGGTAATCCGTTGGCTCTGTAATTACAGTTAAGAATCTATTGCCTTTTTTATCCACCGCTTTTTCTGTTATCATTATTCACCTCTTATTTCTTTAAGCTTATCTTTTAATTCTTTAATTTTCTTTGCCTTTTCTTTTTTCTCTTCTTTGTTTGAAATATTTTTTATTTCTTCCATCTCATCAGTAATTTCTTTTTCTAACTTATAAACTAAATCAAGATCAATAGGCTCTTTAACATTTGGAATACTTTTTTTATTTTGAGTCTGAGGAGGCTTCATCTCTTCTATATAATCCTGACACCAATCCTCATCAATAAAAGCATCATAAAGTTTACCTGATATATTATATACTTTTCCCTTTTCAAACTTTTCAACCTTAATCCCGTTTTTTGAGCCTATTTTAGTTTGCTTCATTATAACTTTTGCCATTTTTATCCTCCTTCTACGCTAATCCTTGTTCAACTACACAACCTGAGATATCTGATGGCCTTCCAATGATTGACCATTCACTAGTATCTGTTGCTAATAATTGAATCCATGCAAAACTGGTTGCTGAATTAGTAATTGAAATTGAACTTATCTCTCCACTCATAGTACCTACAACTGAAATACCTGAAGTTGACAAAAATACTTTTCCAACAGAATCACCACGAAATAATAATAATCTTTTCTGACCAATAGCTAAAGTTTCTGAACATAACCATGCTGAAGCATTACTTGCAGCTGCCGCAACACTAACTATAATTAAATCATATCCAGTAGGCAAATTAATTGTAGATAATACGCCAGCACTATTTATAATAGTTATCTGTTGTGCTCTTTGCTGAACAAATTTATCCAATTGATTCCCAGAGACATCATTGCCATTCATGCTGAAATAACCATCAGAATCTATAAATAATTTTTCTGCGCCTTGCAAAATACCAACTTTACTATTTGGATATTTATTATCTGGTCCCGCCATAATTTTCCTCCTTATATACCAATATATAGCCGATGAGACTTTATCTCATCAAGCTATATCTGGCTTATATCAATTTAAGTATTTACTGGTTCATTTACTGCCCAGTTATTTGGATTGCCAAGAATCCAAGTTCCACCAATCGGTACAGCACTAACAGTACCGGTTACAGAGACATAAAGTCTTATATATCTATGTGAATGGTCTTTTTTATATCCAACTATACCAAGTTTTGCGTCACTACCATTAACATATGACTGTGTAACGTAATCAAATAATCCAGTACTTGCTGTAGAATCATATCCACCAACAACGGAATGAATTAGTTGACTATTCGGAACAAGACTCCAAGCACTAACACCAGCAGCAGATGCAAGGCCATGTTGCAATACCAATTTAAAATCAGATGTTGCAGCAACGCCAGTTGAACAAAGTCCTGCCTCAACAATTAATGTTGCAGTATCATATCCTTGAAGATCAACAGTATTCCCAGTAGCAGCACCACTTATTGCTGTATTGACAATTGCCTGAAAAAATGCAAAATTGCTATATCCATCTCTATTTCCACCCATAATCTTCCTCCTTTAATTAATTGTTAATATCTTTATGGCATCATAGTTGATTACATCACCGCCAACTCTTTTTCTTGTGTAGAACTCTACAAAAGGTTTTCGAGTATATGGGTCTCTCTGAACTGTGATACCTAATCTATCAACTATCATATAAGCATCTCTCCAAGATGCTAAAGCAACAGAAAGTGCACCAGTTGCAATCTGAGGCATTGTAGTTGACATTCTTACTGGCAGCTCTAAAATACTGGATGTAGGATCACCTGCAATTTGTGATGGTTTCCAGATATAATCTCCAGCACCATTCTTCAATAACATTACATCTCTTACAGATAGTCTATTCATAAGGAATGTACCTATCATTAGATATTCTTCTCTTAAGGAATATTTTAGATTAATAAAGTCATCTGCTGCTATTGCACCAACAGCAGCAACTGATATAACCTGTTCAATCTGTCCCCATGATGTACCATTATCATAAGTCAAAAATCCTCTAGGCTTTCCAATACCATCACCAGTTACAAAACTAGCACCTTCAAATCTTCCCATTCTCTCTGCAACCTTATTTGCAAGCCAAGATTCAATATTAATTGCGGAATCTTCAAGTAACTGCTGTGTTGCAGTTGGTTTCGCAAACATTTGATGAACAGGTATTCTTTTTTTACCAAAATCAGGTGTTGATGTTTCAGAGCTTGTTTCGGTTTCCCCTTCCCAACCAACATCAGCCTGATCTCTATCAACTAGCCATTCAACAGCATCAGTTGATATTGATATTGACTTTGCAAGCTGCCTAATAGGATCCATTTCATATATTCTAGTTAGAATTTGATTTGACATAAAAGGTGTTACTGTATAGCCACCATGAGGATCAACACCAACACTCAAAGTTTTATGTTCTGCAGGATCGACAAGCTTTTCATCAAGCCTTAGATAATTCTCGTAAGCTTTTTTATAGGAATTATATTCCTCAACATTAGCTTTATGGTCTTTCACGCTCTGCCAATTAACACCACCATCACCTTTAACAGCTTTACACGCTACATAGTGATTAAGAGCCTCTTTCTGAAACTTTTCTTCTTCTTCCCTTGTGACAGAACTGCCAGGTCTTTTTAATGCAACTTCAATATCGTCAAGCCTTTTTTTCTGTGCATCAAATATCTTATCAACAGCTTCCTCTCTTGTTACAATATCAGTTTTTAATCTTTCAAGCTTTGTTTTATCAGCATTGATCTCTTCAGCACTTTTTATAAGGTTTTGATAATTCTTATTTAATTCATCCTGCTGTTTTTTTAGACCAACTATATCATCTCCAAAAGCTTTTATTTGTTTAATGGCTTCCTGCGCAACATCTTCTTCAGGAAGTGTTGCAGTTCCACCACCATTTATACCATCACCATTAAATCTTTGTAGATTTAATATAAATCCGTCATCTACGAATCTAATCATATTTATCCTCCAATCTTTTTCCTAATATCTCTTACAGCATATAAAATGCTTAAAGTATTTTTATTCCAATTCATTTCCAATTGCGGTTTACAAAGACTAGCTAAATATTTTGCTGCATTGTGAGATAAACCTTCTTCTCGAAGAGCACTCTCAAAATCACGAATATTTTTAGCTTCTTCAATTGCAGACTTCACATTTGTAATTGTTGCCCTTGTATTTGCCGGAAATGTTACTGGAGATATTTCCCATAATTCAAGCCGTTTTAAATAACGAACTTCTCTTTTACCTTTTTTTACTATTTCATAAGAATCCTTAAGCATTTCACCATTAGAATCTCTTAGAAAATCCCATCCGATAGAAAGCCCGTTTAAAGCTCTCATTTTCATTAAGATATAAGCTTCTTTCCCTTGCTGAACTTCTAGTGCTAATTGGCCTGTTATTGACAAGCCCTTGTCTACTTCTACAATTTTTTCATAAATTCCTATTGGCTTATCTACTTTATGTTGCCATAACATTGCAACTCCAGTACCATTTCTACCACCATTTTTTAATGTATCTTTAAAAGCCCC